ATTGGCACACGTTGGGTTGTAAATGATGTGATTGGATACCAAATGGCAGAGGGTGCATATGATAAATCCATTATGGTACAGGCATTGGATGAAAATGATGAATCATTTTGCAGTGCGGTTATGAGTACCGCAGAATATATTGATAAAAGAAAAAAAACCGCAAAGGAAATTTGGTTGGCAGAATACCAACAACAACCAATGGATTTAAAGGGAATGTTATTTGGTGAAATAACAATTTTGGATCCTGATGAATTTAATGAGGTTAAAAACAAAATTGAGGGTTGCATTGGGTATGTTGATGTATCAGATACAGGAAATGATTACACTGCATGTGCCATTGGGGCCATTGTAGGTGATCAGGTGTACATTGTTGATTACGTATTTGATAGGTCAAACACTGATGTTACAATACCAATGGTTGCATCCCTGTTGGATAAATGGCAGGCCAATTATTGCCGTGTTGAATCAAACAGTATGGGTGCAATGTTTGCACGTGAATTACAACGGAATACAAAAACACGTGTATTACAGGTTGCCAATACACAAAATAAGATCACACGGATCATTATGCAATCTGCATTTGTATTAAATAAATTCAATTTTGTGCGTTATGATATGCCACAATCCATCAGGTTTATTGATAATGTTTTATCATTTAGTAAAGAGGGTAAAAACAAAAATGATGATGCACCTGATTGCATTGCAGGTTTATCAATGTTTATCCAATCACTGTTTAAAAATTTACGTTAAAGGCCCTGAATTGTTATATTTGCAATAAATAAAGGTTTAAAAAACCATCGGTTTATCAATAGTGAACACGGTGTTTTTTATGCAGGTTGCAAAATACCTGCATTTTTTTTTGCTATTTTTACAATATGAAAAATGAAAAATGGCATCCTGTACACTGGGTAATACTGGCAATGGGCCTGTGTATGATCCTGTTGATGATACAATTTAATTACATAATGGATCACTGTAAACCTGTTAATAAA